CCGGTGCGCCGAAAACTGAACACGTTTTGGAGTTTAAGACTCACAGCCTCAAGTCATTCAATGACCTAGAAAAGCATGGCGTGGGCAAGAGCAAGCCCCAGCATTTTGTTCAGTGTCAGGTTTATATGCACGGTACTGCCTTGAAACGTGCGCTATATGTTGCCGTCTGCAAGGATGATGACCGTATATACACCGAGAGAATTGAGTACGACAAGGAAGTGGCAATCAAGGCCATTGAGCGTGGGCAACGGTTGACTTTGACTGACCGCCTGCCACCACCGATAAGCACTGACCCAACGTGGTTTGAGTGCAAGATTTGCCCTGGTCATGACTTTTGCCACGGCAGCAAGACCACAAAGCACGTTAACTGTCGTACCTGCGCCCACATTACGCCACTGTCCGATTCAACTTGGCACTGTGCAAAGTGGGATGACATTGTGCCGCTTGAGTCTCAACGTACTGGCTGCGAGGCCCATGTCCTGCACCCTGACCTAGTGCCTTGGAAGCGGCTTGAGGGGCCATCCGACTGGGTTGCGGTTTATGAGATTGACGGGCTTGGGATTGCCAATGGTGAGCCAGGGGAGGGTGTGTACGGAAGCAAGGAACTGCTGGCCAATGCAGCAGCCTGCGCCAGTGGCGATCCGTTGATTGCCGAGGTAAGGGCTAAGTGGGATGGGAGGGTAGTGGGGTGAATGAACAAGGAGAATTAAATGAGTTGGCTCTTTTCGCAGGCGCTGGTGGAGGAATACTCGGTGGACACCTCCTCGGATGGCGAACCGTCTGCGCTGTTGAGTGGGAGCCATACCCAGCAAGCGTACTGTGCGCCCGACAAAATGACGGTCTTCTCCCGCCTTTCCCGGTTTGGGATGACGTACAAACCTTTGACGGTAAACCGTGGCGAGGAATTGTTGACGTTGTATCGGGCGGGTTTCCATGCCAAGACATTTCAGTTGCTGGGGGGGGGGCTGGCATTGACGGAGAGCGCAGCGGAATGTGGCGAGAAATGGCACGCATCATTTACGAAGTACGACCCAGATTTGCGTTTGTGGAAAACTCACCAATGCTCACTTCTCGGGGACTTGGAACCGTTCTTGGAGACTTGGCCTCAATGGGGTTTGATGCGAAATGGGGAGTGCTGGGAGCAGCAGACATTGGCGCACCACACCAAAGGAACAGGATTTGGATTGTGGGCAACGCCAGCAGCATCAGACGGTCAGCGGGGCGGGACGATCACGGACAAGATGACGGGTCAAAGCCTGCCACAGATGGTCAACACTCCAGCCAAATGGCCTACGCCGACAGTGCAGGACTCGGAACAGGCGGGTGGGCAACTGAACCCAACGTGGGTAGAGTGGCTCATGGGGTGGCCGCCAGGGTGGACAGACTTAAAGCCATTGGAAACGGACAAGTCCCATTGTGTGCCGCAACAGCCTGGAGACTTTTAAATGCTCCGTGACTACCAAACCCGCACCATCGACCAACTCTACGCATGGTTTGAGGCAGGCAACCAGGGCAACCCCTGTCTAGTCCTGCCAACCGGCTCCGGCAAGAGCCACATTGTTGCCGCATTGTGCAAGGATGCCCTGCAAAATTGGCCCGAAACCCGCATCTTAATGTTGACCCATGTCCGAGAATTGATTGAGCAGAACGCTGACAAGATGCGCCAGCATTGGCCCAATGCACCAATGGGCATTTACAGTGCTGGGCTGCGTCAGAAGGAACTGGGCGAACCGATTACGTTTGCAGGCATCCAGTCGGTGCGAAACAAGGCCAAGGAAATAGGCCATGTTGATCTGGTCATCATTGACGAGTGCCACTTGGTTTCGCACAAGGACGAAGGTGGCTATCGGACATTACTATCAAACCTCTATCAGACAAACCCGAACCTGCGGGTGATAGGTTTGACCGCCACACCGTACCGCCTGGGGCATGGCTACATCACCGACAAGCCTGCCATCTTCAGCGCCTTAATCGAACCCACCAGCATTGAGGAACTGATTCACAAGAAGTACCTGTCAACCCTACGCTCAAAGCTGACCATCACCAAGCTGGAGGTAGACGGGGTGCATAAGAGAGGCGGCGAGTACATTGAGAGTGAACTGCAGGCCAAGGTTGACACCACCGACAAGAATAGAAAAGTAGTGGCTGAAATAGTGCGCCTAGGGCATGATCGTCAATCCTGGCTAATTTTCTGCGCCGGGGTTGCCCATGCCCACCACATTGCCGAGGCGTTGCATGATGAGGGCATTGTTGCCAAATGCGTGACGGGCGAGACACCGAGCGCCGAGCGCGACAAGATGCTGGCTGACTTCAAGGCAGGGCGCATCCGAGCCTTAACCAATGCCAATGTACTGACCACGGGATTTGACGCGCCTGGGATTGATTTGATAGCTATGCTGCGCCCTACCATGAGTCCTGGGCTTTATGTCCAGATGGCAGGGCGTGGCCTGCGGATTGCCGAGGGCAAAACTGACTGTCTGGTGCTGGACTTTGCCGGGGTGGTGGAGCAGCATGGCCCCATCACTGCGGTTAACCCGCCGCCCAAAAAGGGTGACAAGATAGGTGAAGCGCCCGTTAAGGTTTGCGACAACTGTCAGGAAATTTGTGGTTTGAGCGCCCGAGTCTGTCCGGCCTGCGGGACGCCGTTTCCCGAACCAGTGCGCCCCGCGCTGCGCCTGCACCATAACGACATTATGGGCAATGAGGGCATTGACCTCGAAGTGACAAGCTGGCATTGGCGCAAGCACATCAGCCGCGCCAGTGGGAAGGAAATGCTCTCTGCCACTTACTACGGGGGCCTGTCCGACCTGCCTGTAACCGAATACTTGGCAGTGACTCACGATGGCTATGCCGGGGAAAAGAGCAGGCGGCTGCTGGCTGATATATCGCACCAAGCCAGTGTTGACCTGGACTATGGGGCCACCGACCTGCACCAGATGGCCCAACAGTTGACCGAGGGTCTGCCACCAGCAAGAATTGAATTCAAGCGAGAAGGTAAATTTTTTAGCATTGTTAGGAGAATGTGGACATGACTACCCGTCACCCCGAACCCCAAATAGTTACCCTGTACCGCGCCACCCTCAATGCCGAGCCACCGAGGGTCTGCCATACCTGCGACCATTACACCGAGCAGGGGCTATGCGCGGAATATAACGACACGCCACCACCAGAGTTTGCGAATGAGCCTGGGGGCTGCGCCTTGTGGGAATGGGAGGTTCCCTTTTGAATTCTGAACATTTAGAGCAGGTTAGGCTTGTGTCTTGGTTTCGGCGCAGTTACCCTGATACCCGAATCTTTGCAATCCCCAATGGAGGGAGCCGGAGCGCCTCTCAGGGCGCATCGTTGAAGGCAGAAGGGGTTAGCCCTGGACTGCCTGATCTTTTCATCCCTGAGTGGCTTTTGTGGGTTGAAATGAAGCGTGAGGCCGGAGGCATTGTCTCGCCAGTGCAAAGGGATTGGATCCAGTACTTGGAGGGTATCGGGCACAGGGTCATCGTGGGCCGGGGCTTTGAGGATGCCAAGCGGCAAATTGAGGACGTAAAAAAGCCCACCGAGTACAAGGTGGGCATTAGGTTGGAATAGGGTTACAGGTTTAGCAACACTGCCACCAGGGTGGCAAGCAGGGCTGCGAGTAGGATCAATTGCTCCACCAGTTAACAAGGGCAAGGGCAAGGCAGGTGGCAATGGTGAGGGCTAACAGGTAGTCCCAAATGGTTTCTTTCATTCTCCAAGCCCCTTACAAACAGGGCATACACTGCCATCGTGTTGACCTTCACCAGACCCCGAGCAGGCAGGGCATATGCCTGGATCGCACTCGCCTGGGCCATCGTCAGCCATGTAAGCTGCCCAGTCTTCATCAGAATCGTTCATGCTGCCACCTCATCATGTAAGCCCATCCACAATTCAGCCGTGAGAATGTCTCCCATCAGCCACCAGCCAAAAAGCCTATCATTAGGCATCAGCCCGTAAATATACACTTCGTCATTTTGAGTAATTCGGTAGTGGTTTACACCATAT